CCTTCGTGGTTCAATACTGGAGCCCATTTCTCCATTAATTGTTTACGGTCTAACATAGTTAGTTTTCCTTTATTATTTGTTGAGTGCGGATAGATATTGTGCCATTACAGGATCAACTGCTTTCGCTTTTGACTCTGTCAACACTTCTACTGGAGCATCAGTTACTACTGATTTAACTTCAGTTAACTGCTTGGCAGTAAAATAACTTTCACGAATAGTTTTTAGTTTAGTTTCGAATGATTCAGAATCTTCGAAAGCGATTTCTTTTGCTAGAGAAAGAAACTTTTCAGTCTCAGTATCTGTCAAACCTTCACTTACTGTACCAACGATTTCAGCACGTTTTGCTTCTGCTAGAGTTTTTGTCAACTCAACATTAACTTCAACTTGCTCATTGATTTTAGATTCTAATTCAGCAATTTTATTTTCCATCTCACCAAGAACATCGAAACGCTCTTCTGGGATATCGATATAGTGCTCTTCAAATAGTCCTTTCAGACCATTCACGAAACCTTCGAGAATTTCAGATTTCATGCCTTGCTCTAGGGCGATTTCATTTTGTGCCATCCACTGCTCAGCCATATAGCCGAGGTATCCATCAACTTGTTCAACAATTCCCTGTATATTCTGCTCAACTTGCTCAGCAAGTTTCGCTTCGAATTCTTCTTGAATACGTGCAGCTTCTTCAGCGACACGTGCCAATACAGCTGCTTCAAAAATAGTAGCTGCTTTGGTTTTAAATTCTTCTGTTAGTTCTGCATCACCCAACATTGCATCAATGTCTTCTTTCATTGGGCGAACTGGTTTTTGATCTCCATTGTGTGGATTCATTTTACCAGTAGGTGCATCTTCTGCATCTTTTTCGTCTTGTACGTTGTTACGTGCATTGTCTGGGTTTGGTGTGTTACCACCATTTGGAACTGGGTTACCTGTACGAATTACAGCTTGGTCGCCAGCTTCAGCATTTTCTTTAGTGGATTTGCTGCCACCTTCAGTACCTGCAAACTTGGCTTCGTCTAATTTCTGTTTCTTAGACTCAGCTAAAATTTCAGCGATTTTTTGTTCGATTGACATCTATGTTCTCCTAACTGGATAGTTCTGTTATTTATTTATTATTTATCTGATTTTACTCAGAAAGCGTTGGAAAGCCTGCACCTTTGCTTCCTCTAGATTTCTAGAAGAAGTCTTTTTAATAAAGGATTTAACCTCTTCAATATGTTGTTCCACAAACTTTCCATCGACAAATATCCACTCTTTGTTCTCCATGATGCCTCTGACGTATGCGTCAGGAGCAGATGGATCAGCTACAATGTCTGCAGCTGTAGACAACATAAAGTCATCTTGAACTACCTGAACCCCCTCATTGTTTTGTTTGAGAGAACCCATTGCTCTACTTGATACTCCAAGATTTGCACCGCCATCTAATAGACCACGTGCAATATTACCCATTGGAGTTTCTAAAATCTTAGCACGACCAATATAGTTTGTGCCTTCTTTACGTAGTGAAGTGATCATGTGTGATACACGATCAAGGTTAATACCTGGACCATCTGGATGACCAAGTTCGCCATAAGCACGATTCATTTCAACGGCTTCTTTAAGATAGCGACCAACTTCTTTGTCCATTGTACCTTCTTTGTACATACGACCATTACGATTTACTAGTTCTGATTGAAGGAAGATACCTTCAATGAAGTATTGTTTTGGTTTACCAAGACCTTTATCTTCAACGATAAATTTAGTGTCTTGAACTTCTTCTCTAATTAGTTTCATAGTTAGACCTTATCTGGAGAACCACTTGCTGTGGTAGAAGCACCAACACGAGTAACATCTTCGTAAGCACCGTAAGTAGCTTCTTCAACTTTAGTAGCATATCCACCAACTTTACGAAGTGTGAGATAAATGTGGGCTTCTGCACCTCCGATTGTTACTACGATATCAGATGTATTTCCAACAGTATCTCTGTACCCATTACCTTCAAAGTTAAACAAACCATTGTGTTCTGGTGCAAATGCTAACACAGGAAGTGAGTTTCTTACAACAGTAATACTAGAATTTAATAGACCAGTTACTTGAGAAGTAATGATGTCAACAGTCTGTGTTCCACCAGAAAGTGCTTGTGTAGATGCTAAACAATCAGTTGCTAAACTAATAGTAGCAGATGCTGCAGTACCACTAATTTTGACAACAGTCTCTAAATTAGTGTTCTTTAAAATAGTCTTGGTGACAGCCATTTGTTATTCCTCTATTTGTTCAAGCACATGACAGAAGTTCTCTTTTGACTCTCTCATGTACTCGATAATCTCTGGTTGATTACCTAATAACTTATTTAGGTGATCTTGCGTTTGCTGATTAATTGCAACAATAGTTTCATCAGCAAGCACGTAGTGTAATTTACCTTCAACGATTCTGTCAAGTTTATTCAAAGAACGAATATTCTGAACAACAGGGTCTACGTTAAAAATGTTGGAAGAAGCAAGTTTAATATATGTTTCTATTAACGTATCTGTAACTTTTACATCATGGTATTCTTTGATAATACTAGCGACTTTTTCGTCTGATAATTCGTCGTATGATTCTTTTGATACTTGTTCTTCTAATTTTTGCGAGATATATTCTTGTTTGATAAAATCTTTTGCTTCTTCCAAACTTTTATACTTTGACTCTACGCCATTAATCAAAATCTTATTTTCTGATGTTCTTTCAATCAGATGTGAGTAAGATCTGATGCTTTCGACAACATCAGATCTCTTTAAAGATTTTGTTAATTGGTAGTAACGCATTATTCTACTTCTGTTTCTGCGTTTGGCTCTTCAGTAGATACTTCTACCTCTTGAGTTTTAAACATACTCTGTGCAACGTCTTGACGCATACTGTCTAATCTAGCAGAAATCTTTTCTGCCATTGCTGCTTGAAATGCAGCCTCTGTTCCAATTGCATCTTTGGCTTGAATCGCATCTACTAAATTTTTCACTGTTTCACTCATTTATTCACTCCTTGATTATCTTGTTTACCTTGGTCAGTTGGTGCTTCATCTGCTTGTGGTGCATTTGCCTGTAAAAAGTTCTGCTGTGCTGCTTGTGCCGCAGCTGCAACAGTTCCATCCATCTCAGCATGCTGCATCTGAATCTCACCATCTGATTCCATCTGTTTGCTCATCTCTTCCATTTCTTGTTCATTCATCTGAAGAATATTTTTACGAATCCAGTCCATAGAATAAAACTTACCGATGTATGGTTCTACTAATTGTAGAGTGGCGAGTCTAGCATTAAGAATTTCATTATCTTTTAATTCAGAATAATGATTGTCTTCGATGTAGTCATATCTAATTTCATGTTTTAAATCTTCCCATTCATCGGGACGAATAATATTTTTAGCTACTAACTGAACATATAATGCATCAGTAAATATATTAGAAAACTTCTTACGAAGACGACCAACAAATTTATGAAACTTAATCTCGTCACGAGAGATCTCAGTTGCTCGTCCAATACTAAATCCTGCTTGTTCCTGTAAACGACCAATTGGAACATTTAAAGCATGGAATAATTTATTTTGGAAATACTCAATGTCTTGAATCTCACCAAGATTCTGACCACCTGGAAGTGTAGTAATTTCAGTACCCTTACCACCTTCACGACGAGGCATCCAGAAATCTTCCATCATTGAAAGATGTTTTCTATCATCACGAGTTTCGCCAGTAGTGGCATCATACACAATCTTGTTACGGAATTTATTCATGATGTCCTGAACATATTGTTCAGCTTTTACTTTAGGTAAGTTACCTACATCAATGTAAAAAATTCTGCGTTCAGGTGCACGACTAATACGATAGATGACTAGAGAATCCTCAATCATCTTTAACTGATTTACTGGTTTGATTGCCTTATGTAAATAAGACATCATCATTCCAGTATTTGAATCTAAGTAACCTGATGGTACATAGACTACTGAATCTAAGGATAACTTAATACCCTGAGTAGTACTTTCAGTAATACCCTTGTCGTTATAAAGATAGTATTCTTCGATGTTCTTTATAACTTCAACACCTTGTGGTGTTTTTTCTTTAACTACGTTTTTGATACGACGAATTTTGCGAGGATCAATGTAACGTAATTCAACAATACCTTGTTTTAAATTCTTCTCATCTATTAAGATATGATAGTATAAACGACCATCAATATACCAAGTTCTAAAAGTGTCATGACCACAATCTTCAAATTTTAGAACACGTAAAATATTCCTAAACTCTTCACGAATTTTTTTCTTAATACTTTCTGAAACAGTTAGATCATCTAAGTTGATCTCTACTGATGGTTTGTGTTCATCAGTAACAATTGCTTCATTAATAATATCTTCAATCGCCATATCGCAGTCGCTGTATGAAGCAACTTCACGATAACGACGAATAAGATCATTTTCATTCTTAACGACCCCATCCAGATCCATGACCATACCGTAATAACCACCAGCATTTACGCCAGTATTTATTACGGTTGCTCCATCTTGAGGACTCGGAGGTACTACACTTCCAAGTTCTTTCTCTTTTTTACGACTTATCTCGAAGCCAAAAAATTGCATTATATAAACCTTCGGTTAAATTATAGAGGAATAGATCCAACTGGTGTGTCGATAGAAACATTAACTCCAAAGCCACCAGATGCACCTGTAGCAGATGTAAAGAAGTTGTATTGGAACTCTACATCAAACTGTTCAATAGCATTTTGCTGTTCGTAATCTAAACCAATAGCAGAAATGTTAGTAGGATAAGCATCAACAAACTTATAAGTCTTGATGATAGAACCAGAACGATCTAATTGATGCACTTGCATATCAACTTGATAGTCTGTTGGGTTTGTGCGACCAAGAGTAGTGTCATAATTCTGGATACCAGATTGCCACTGTTCTAGTGCATTACGAATACCGAAAGTAGTATCGTTGTAAATTGTTACAGTCCATGGTTGGAATGTACGCTCACCAGCAAAGTTAACTGGGCGACCTTTGAAGAGAACAGAGATGTTCTCTAAAGTAGAAGCAGGTAACTGAGCAGCCTTACACAAAAACTGTGCACGCTGACCAGCTACTGGACCAAGTGTAACAAATGATGGAAAAGATAATTCAACTCTAAACTGATTGGGACGAGCACCGCCCCCGATCATCTGTGATTTGAAATCAGCAATATTTGCCATTTAATTCTCCTTTGTTCTTTTCTTTATTTATTCTGAATTACGCACCGACTTCGCTGAAGTTAATTCCAGAGCGAGCAGCAACAAAGTTCAAAGTAATGTAGTTGATAGAACGATTTGGCTTAACGAAAATATCAGCAACAAATTCATTTGCGTCAATAACTTGTCCTGTGTTGTTCGAATCATCACACTTAACTCTAAAGTCTGTAATACCACGACGACCTTGGACATCACGCAGGAATGGCTCGATCAAGTTCTTAAACTGAGCACGAGTGAAAGGATCATTGAATTCAAACAACTGGAATTTAGCAGCTGTAGCAATCGCCTTTTCCATAACGATAAACAAACGACGCACGTTAATACGATCGAACGCACTTGGTTTAGCCAAGAGAGTCTTGTCACCGAATAGAACTGTACCTTCTCCTGGGAAAGTAACAACTGGGTTTACACCAGCTTTGTACAGTAGATCACGATCTGCTTTAGTAGGATTGTGTGCTAATTTAACAACACTCTTAATCTGACCACGATTTAGACCACCTGGAGAGAACCATGGATCTTGTTGGTAATCAGTGCGAGCACATAGACCAGCAATGTCACCATTCAATGGAACCCAACGATATACGTCATTGTAGCGATCATACTGATATTTGCAACCAGAATCTAGTACTGCATAAGAAGTACTTGGAAGTGCATTACGGTAAGCAATGATGGCATTTGTAGAACCAGAACCAGAACCAATAATTGGATCACCAGTAGAAGTGTTCTGTGGAGATGCAAACACTACGCAATCAAGACGAGTTTCTGCAACCGATCCAATAACAGCAGCAGTTGTAGCTGCATCTGCTTTACCCATCATAACTAATGAGATATCATAAGCAGCATCATCGGCAAACAATGCATAAGCAGTTTGTAGTTGACCAGCAGTAGCAGTCAATCCATCAATACCACCAGACAATTGACGAGTGATAGCTGTACCAACAGTAACAAAAGCACCTCCAACAACTGCAGTACTTCCCCAATCTGTACCTGATGCTGTATGATCCATCCAGTAGATATATTCTGAGTTTGTATTGATTACATTTTTGTAGTAGTTATTAGTACCATCAGACTTTTTCGCATCAGATGCTTTAGAAGCAAACGCAAATTTTTCTAATACATAACCTGGAACTCCAGTGAAGTAACCAAGTTGATCAATAACAACAATATGAACTTCATCTAAAGAAGCATTATTGTTTGCTGCATATGTTGAAGTAGAAGGAGCAGCATCAAAATTTGCTGCATAAGTCCAACCAGCAAAAGATGCAGAGTCAGCCAGAGAAACTAATAGTGAGTTTCCTAAAGTTCCAGGGCAACGTGCAGCAAATTCACCAACAACAGCTTGTCCACTACCATAAGCAGCCAAGTAATCATTATTGTTATTGATCTTTAAACCACCGACAGTAATAGCTGCAGTTGCGGCAGCAGCAGTACTAACAAACAATAACGTAGCAGAGCCGTTAGCCACACTACCAGTTGTATGAGATGGACCAGTAGAACCTGTTGTTCCAGCTACTGTAACTGTATATAATCTACCAGCAAAAGAAACGTAAACATTCTGAGCCAATGCTGTAGTAGCTGTCCATTGAGATCCCTGATCAGAACCAGCAAAAGCGACTGATATATTTGGAGCAGCGGTATAACCAGATCCAGCAGAAGTTACTGTGATACCAGTAATAGTGGCAGTTCCTAGAGAAACTGTACCGATCGCTGCATTAGTACCATTAGCAGTAATGTTAATAGTTGGGGCAGTTGTGTAACCAGATCCACCATTAGTAACAGTAATACCAGTAATTGAACCACTAACG